GTAGGGATTCCGGACTTTTGTATAAATTGTTTTCACTTGCACTTTAAATTGTCGTAGATGGCACGTAGAAGTGCGTGTTTATCATACTACTTTTAATTTAGTAATGTGTAAAAACTTTTATATCTCTTATCTAGTTGTACCTGATCCTCTAGGAGAACCTGTTCTAAACTTTGCATGGGTACACATGCATTGGTTGTTACCAACTTTAACAACATTTTATATTCTATATTCCCTAATATAGGTATTTTTCTTTATTATGCGATAAATGCTGGTTGGAGTATTTATTTGTGCTATGTTTGCCAAAGCATAGCGCAAACCATTTGGTTGCTTTGGTCTATTTTGGTGTACGATTTGTTATGATGGAATTTCATAACCCCCCTACTTTACTTCATATCCACGTAATATTAAACTTATAAAAATCTTTGATGTGGACATTAAAGAAGCGATAATGTGATTCTTCTTTTTGATTGAACGATATGATAGTGACAACTGTATGTGCTATTGTACAGCTAGCGCCGCGAGGCCTGTCCTATATTACTATTTCATGCTCAAGAAGATGACCTTCTGTAGTTTTGAAGATGATTGGTTAGACAACCAGGACTCGGCGTGAGAACCCGAGTGCTTGCTTTTGCAGTGCCTGAATGGCGCCTGGCATCTAGGTCTTCATTGAATTCATTATGGAGATCGCGAAAATAAAATTAGACCGCCCACCTATATTTTTTTATAGGAGACTTACTACTTGTGTTGGCGTTTAGAGCCGGGATTTGGCCCACCCGGTAGGTGTGACGAATTTTTCTGTTTTGTATTTATTCCTTTTTCGTAAGAAATTAAAGTATAGATAGCAATATACAGACATTATGGAAATTCACATCTGCACAATGTAGGTTTGTATCGCAGATAGGAAAAAATGACAACTGCGTGTCTTAATAGTCGTAGCGAGTACTACGTGTCGTGCCCTAGAGTTACTTTGCCTGCCTGGGTCGAACACTAATGCGGTAAGCCGAAAGATTAGTGACGGTGTGGAAAAGACACACAACCCCCTCTCAATGTGCTACTATCGGAGCACAGAATAAAAATAAACCAGATAAGCTTTTTAAATAATTTTCATGACCCTTAATTTAACTAATAATCAAATAGTGACTCTCAATCACTATTTTCAATGCTTAATATAAATATCTCTTATTCTCAATTTTTATTTCTATATTACTTCAAAATGCTGCGTAAAATGCTTATCTCGTGTAAAATAATATTTATGACTTTCTTGTTCATCGTTGCGATAAAGAAAGTATTGTCTTATAAAGACACTTCTGGAAAAAATGACGGTCCCAATATTTGCAAACTACAATATTGTGAATCTCATTTTAATTCATCCGCCGAGTGCTTGGTTTATTCCGAAACACCATGCTACTCGTATTCTGAGCGAAGTTTATCTAATGATATCATTAAGATATTACTTCATTTTCCTGATGACGCCCCTTTGTATCACATATACCTCAATTCTGCTACTACCCTGAGTTCACCTTTATGGTATGTTTGGTTAGGATCTGTTTTCATTAGAAGTAAGATTAGATTTCTTCTTATCCTGCTTTGTCGTATCCTTCATATTTATTTAGGTAATTGTATATGTAGATTGTTTACTAGTGCTATTGATGATGAACTTAATAAAAAATACAGAGAAATCTTCTTACCTCTTTTGGGGTGTGTTGGTTGCATTACTTTACCTATAGAAACTCTTTGTATTTTTATTTTTTTCCAGCGGAAGAAGAGAATCACTACAGCTGAAGCTGGCAATGACTCATTTGTTTCATCCGTTTATTTACAGAATAATGGAACTTTTATGAGGACTAGCCAACCTTCACTAGTCAATGGCATTTATTGGTTTGAATGTTTTATTTATTGCGATTCAATGTTGAAACAATTTAATTGTTTGCGATATTATGATAGTTGTGATTCTGGTCTGTTTGAGTGTGATGACGGTAGTGGCTCTCGTATAGAACTGATACCATATAGGTATGTATATGTCAAGTGGCAAACGATGCCCGAAACAATACAAGCTCCTCCTGCTCTTTCTCTTTTCAAGAAGAAAACCTGTACTGACGATATGCACTATTGGAGTTATACTGACTCTCCTAAACCATGTACTAATTTATGGTTTCGGCAAATATTTGAAGAATGGCGAACATGCGAG